CTGAGTAGACGACGCTACCCGTCCCAGTTGTTGTAGTGACCCCCGTTCCACCGTTCAAGACCGCGAGAACACCGGTCACCTGGTCGAGAGGAATGTTCGTGAGACTCGCGCCACTTCCCGAAAACGTACCTGCCGTGACAGTCCCCGTAAATGTGGGAGTATCAGATTTCACTAGGTCACCCGTACCCGTACTCGTACTTGTTCCCGTACCGCCGTTCGCCACCGAGATAACACCGGAAATCTGATCGGCTGGGATCGATGTGAGTCCTGATGCACTCCCCGTGAATTTTTGAGCTATGACATTCGAACCGACCAAGACGTTCGAACCGATGGTCATATCCGTCGCGATGTAGGCGTTCCCATTCACATCGAGACTACTAGTCGGATTCATCTGATTTAAACCAACCCTGTTATTTTCTACATCGACGTAAAAGTGGCCCGACCCAACCTGGAAATCCCCATCGATGAGAGTCTTCTTGTTGGCCGACATCTCTTACTAATTGAAGAGGTTATTTTCTTACAAAATGGGAGGCACTTTGGAGGAAATGGGGACAATTGGAATTAATAGTTAAAATTTACATGGCTTCCAAGACCTATCGCATAACTTTCGAGTTTACCTGCGGTCGTCGGTGAAATGTATTCGACGAATACGTTATAACTACCGTCAGCTGCCATGGTTTCTGATGGCGCAAAGGATATATCATCATGATCGGTGATAGCGACTGTAGTATTCCAGGGATTATCTACTGATGTACCGAAAACGGAAACGGGACCTCGTGCAATACTTTGTCCAGTACCGCTACCACCCGTAAATCCACCCGTAACTTCAAAACTTAATGTACTCACATCATCTGTACCTTCTACTAATATGGCGATGATTTTTGCATGAAACACGTGACCCGTGAAAACAAGATTGACGGTTGCATCACCCGTCGTCGTACCATTCGTCAACACCCCTTTAAATGAATACGTCTTCTTCGTTACAGCACTAGTATTTGTGATGAGCCCATTTTCGATGTATGCGTGTGTTCCTATGTGTACAGTTCCATTTATACCCACGCCACCATCTACTTGTAGAGCGCCAGTATCTGCGTTTGTCGATGGTGTTATATTTGTTACACGCGTGATACCATTTAAGAATGTTTGGTTATTTACTCTGATATCTCCTGCGATTCCCACACCACCACTCACGACGAGAGCTCCGTTCGTATGGTTTGTGGATTGTGTTCCGTTAGTTATCGCGGTTATACCATCAAAGTTTGCAGTAGAACCATACAGGGCTCCCGAAACACCTATACCACCCATCACTACGAGTGCACCATCCGTTTTTAGAGTCGATTGGGTACTGTTAGTAATAGTCGTGACCCCATCGAAACTCGCAGTGGATCCATACACGGCCCCCGATACACCCAACCCACCCGCGACGAGTACACTACCTGTCGTTTTACTCGTTGATGGGGTCGTATCACCGAATGTTGCTATATTACTGATAGTAAGGTTGTTTTGTACGAGAAGATTTCCTATGATATTCACAGTGATAACATTTGCGGTGTCGTCAAATATGTGAGTATCTGTAATGGTATTCTGTGTGTATGCGATCGTAAATTGGTGTTCGTGATCTTCCCCATCTTCACCATGATGAATCAGGGCTATGTTTTTACCAGGGTGTTGCATGATAATACCTACATCTAGGGTGTGTACCGTATTGTTATTGGCGATACCTAGAATACGATCTTCGATTGTGATATTTTGTGCATTAACGACAAATGTCTCACCCTCGAGGTAAAGGTTACCGTTAACTGTAAGGTCGGAGTTGACTATGATTTCATTGGTCCCGACTGTTATAAATGAATCTTCGAGGAACTTATTCCCCCCCACATACGGTATTCTCTGTGTGGTCAAGTTCTGTGAGGCTATTTTGTTCGTGGCGACAAAATTTGTCGCGTATACATTACCATCTACACCTATACCTGCATTTGCCCCGGTAAGTAATAAAGCCCCTGTATTTTTACTCGTAGATGGAGTTACATCTGTTATGGTAACATTATCCACTTCGAGATTTTCCAGGTTTGCATTTCCGGCGTTAATCATACCAGTCGCGCCAATTCCACCTTGAACGATGAGTGCACCACTTGTTTTTGTAGTTGATGAAGTTCCGGAAATTAATGTCATCGTGCTATCAAACGTACCGGCCGTCCCGAAAAGTGCACCTTCGATACCCACACCACCTACAACTTGGAGTGCACCACTTGTTTTACTCGTCGCACTCGTGACATCCGTAACTACAATACTATCAACTTCAATATCTTCAAAATTCGCATTTGCTCCATGGACATTACCACTAACCCCAACTCCACCTACCACTATAACCGCACCACTCGTTTTCGAAGTTGTTGATGTGGTATCGATAACATTTAGTGAACGTATTTCTGCGTCGTGAAAATTCACATTTAATGCGTGAATGTTTCCATCGACACCTATACCGGCGTGGGTTCCTGATAAGATGAGTGTACCCGTGGATTTACTCGTCGTGGCATCGGTTCCGGTTAATTCTAATGTTGTACACGTCGTAGCACCCACATTGGATGTACCGCGAACATCTAGGTCAAAAGCAGGTGCATTCGTATTTATACCCACTCTGTCATTAGATGTATCGACGTGTAAAGTAAAAGTGTTTACGGTGAGATTACTTGATATATACGCGTTCCCAACGACGTGAAGATTTGCTGAAGGAGTTGTCGTATTTATACCAACACTATCAACGGAAGCATCAACGTATAAGGTATTAGTATCGACGCTAAAGTCCGCCGCGCCTACCTTAAGTGCGTCAGAGATATACACGTCACCGACGACGTGAAGATTGGCGGAAGGTGTCGTTGTATTTATACCGACTCGATCGAATACGGTATCGACGTGTAACGTACTTGTATCGACGGTGAGGTTACTCGATATATTCACACCCCCGACTACCTGTAAAGCTGCCGATGGTGATAATGTATTGATACCAACTCTTTTTGTGGTCGCATTAACGTGTAATGTATTTGTATCAACAGTCAGATTGGCTGAATCTATAGTGACATCCGATGTGATGTGTACATTCCCAGAAACATCTAAGGTTGCGGTGGGTGTTGTATTGCGTATACCTATTTTTCGATCGTTCTGGTTCACGTAAAGTATAGATGGAATTGTCAGATCTGAGCTGATATATGTCTGACCGATTACATCAAGAGCGACTAACGGTGACTCTTTATTGATACCAACCCGATTATTCACCGCGTCTACACGGAAAGTGTTTACATCGACACTTAAATTTGAACTTATTTTCGTTTCACCTACAACATCTAACGTGACACTCGGAGTCAATGTATTAATACCGACGCGGTCTTGTATGGCGTCTACATAGAGTGTACCATTATCAACAACTAGAGTAGATGATATTCTACCCGCGCCCACAACGTCGAGTGCTACTATCGGAGTACTCGTGTTGATACCTACCCGGTCATTAAACGCATCGACATGGAATGTACCTGTGTCGACACTTAAATTAGAAGACACGTATACATTTCCTACGACGTGCAGATTTGCCGAAGGTGTAACGGTGTTTATACCGACACTATCTTTGAACGCGTCGGCGTATAACGTTCCATTATCCACTTGAAGATGGGAGTTGATGGTGAGTTTACTATCGACGTATACGTTACCTTCTACGTGTAAATTTGAATTGGGTGCTGTTGTACCGATACCTACACTTTTTGTGTCTGCTCGTACGTAAAAAGTTGAATCGTCCACAATAAAATTTGAACCATTTCCAACCTCTAATTGGTTTTGAACATACGCCGTTCCACGAATGTCTAGGGTTGTTAACGGGTTTGGTGTATTTATACCGACACGATCTGTGATCGCGTCAACATACAACGTATCGACGTCCACTGTGAGATTCGCCGCACCTATGTCAAGGTCCGAGGATACATATACGTTGCCTGTGACATGTAGATTCGCCGCGGGTGTACTCATATTAATACCAACACTATCATTGATACTATCAACATACAACGTATCAACGTCCACAGTGAGATTCGCCGCACCTATATCAACGTCAGAGGACACGTATACATTACCAACGACGTGTAATTTGGCGGAAGGTGAAAGTGTGTTCACTCCCACATTATCATTGACACTGTCAACATGTAACGTGTTTATAGCTACGGTTAAATTAGAGGACACGTAGGCATTCCCGACGACGTGTAAATTTGCGTTAGGTGTACTTGTATTAATACCGACACTCGAATTTATGGTCTCGACGAATAGTGTGTCTGTGTTGACGGCGAGGTTGGAAGATATGTACACATTACCTTCTACATGTAGATTTGCGTCTGGGTTGGATGTGTTTATACCTACACTATCTCGATTCACATTCACGTAGAGTGTATTAGTATTAAACTTTGCATCCCCATCAACAGTCAAGTCTGTCAGAATATATGCATTACCGGTAACGTGGAGATTTGACGTTGGATTTGTCGTACCCACCCCTATACTAGACTCTGTAAACAAACGACCATGTAGATGGACATCTAAAGTTTCTGAAAGTTTAGTATTTAATACTGTCTCGTTCGCCGAAGAGTCAGAATATCCTATGAGTAGTCTATCAGACGATTCGTCGAAACCAATGACCACATTCGATTCCCCGACGGGTCTCGTAAAAATAAAACCTAAATCGGTAGTCGTATCATTTGTGGAGTTACCTTTACCAATTTCAATTATAGCATCTGAGATTTGCATATTGGTCGTGTCGACTTTCGTGACGCCACCGGTAAAACTGATATTTCCACCAACTTCTAAATTATGTGAGATATACGTGTTTCCCCTAATATAAAGTACATTAGAACCGGTATCTTGAACATACAGATTCGAACCAACGTCTAGAGTATGTATTGGCGTTGTGTTCGCAATTCCTACATTTGATAAGGTGGTAAAAGCGGTTTGTACGTTATTCAGAAATAATGTGTGTGTGGTCCGACCGGGATTTGCACCGTATCGAGAAACCAATTCTAATGGTGGTTCTGTTAATTCGGATGCAGCAGCACCTGATTCAGTGATTTCACCTGTAGATATATCGTACATCAAAAGAGTGATATTCGGGTCACTAAAATCCTCTCTAAAACGAATGGGTGTGAGATACACTGCACCTGGATTAACTGCGTTTAATGGTGCATTAGATGCGTTAAAAACAATTGTATTTTCAGCCTGATCTTCCAATGTATGTTTACCGAAACGGATTCTGGTCGACCGTTCAATCGTCGGTATATTCTTGACCATTTAATATAGTATCGCATTTTAATTCGCATACATGAGACCTGCCATACCATTTTCGATGCGTAATATATTATAGTTCACCGCGTATATAGGGTGATTTATGGGCATAGTTTCACTCATGATTTTGACTGACGTGAGACGACTGAAATTGAGTGTGCCTGTAGGCTGAAGGGAACTCGTGGATAGACAGAAGCAATAGAGAAAGAAATCTGGGGACGTCACAAACCCTGTGTGATAGTAACTCATAACATCAATAAAATGCGGTTTTCCCCATTTAAAATTAGATACATCGAGACCATTTATATTTAATTTAATCTTATTTTCTGGTGATGTGAGTGCACCATCTGTAGTTGTATCAGACGATGCGAGGTACTTCACTGGGTGATTGAATGTGAGATCCTGAACGATGGTGCCCGAGGCGAAGTTTTTCTGTACCTGAGTGATGAGAAGATCGTGTTTCCGAGAAGCGATGTTCCCACGCTCCTCGTTATCGAGGTAATAATAATTGGCGTAGCACTCTACGTTATAATTAGAAGCCGCAGTCGCCCAGTGAATACGAATCTCGACGTTGTGGTAATTCAATGCTACGAGGGGGATTGCACATTGGGGTCCCTCGCAGAAGAAGAAACGGAGTGGATAAAAGTACGAACGTGCGCTCACACCCGGGTGTGTACCATTTGAACTCTTGGACACATTTTGAGCGAACGTGTCGACGGCGATCTTTTCTGTGAATATTGAATCTTGTGAATCAATAAGTGACCCCCCCATATAGAGCTCCACTTTATCAATGATCGTGTCCCACCGTTGAATGTCGAGGGCTTTGGTGGTATCATCGATTGTGAAATAGACGTACCCGAGAAGATCACCCGCTCGTTCGAATTGAACGCTGGACATTGAATTATTTTTCACAGCTCCATGGATCGTTTGTTTTTCGATGGATTGTGAAAAGTTGGAATGCCTCTTAAATGTAGAGGTAAAAAACGATATTTCGGGTTCACCCATTATATGTTCATCTTGGGCTCCGATTGCGATCAATTGGACAATACCCGCGGACATTTATAATACTATGAGGTAAAATTTAAACCTCTTTTAATGCCCTGGAAGGTTTTTGTTCTTACACGTAAATCTGAATATAAAATAATTTTCGAGTGTACCGGTAATTGGAAGACCAGTCTGATCACGAAGTGTAATATTAAGCCGTGAAATTTTCCGAATGGGTGTGATATATTGTTGTACCACGGGGTAATTATTTTTAAAATTGAATCGCCCAGACCCATCATCTAGGATAGTTCCGAATGCCCTGTTAAGTGGTGACTGTGATGATTGACCATATAGTTCATTTGTTGCACGCTGTGTAAATTGTGAGTCTAATTCTTGAACAGAAATGGAACACACGTTGGAGGTAGATGAAGGTCTCACCTGAGCTGCGACCAGTCGGACTTGTACAACGTTCTCGAGCTCCTGTTGTAAGTGTACAGTGAACGTACTTTTGTCCGATTGTCCAATCGTGTCCACCAGAACCGTGTGATATTCTTGTTCGAGGTCGGGAATTATAGAATTCGATGTGACGAGAGCCATTTATAATAGCTTAGATTAAAACGCCACCGATTCCGTCCGAGATTTGATAACTAGCGGCATCGCTCGCCATTTTTTGACTACCACACACACCGACATTATCGATAGTGTATGCATCGGAAGTCTGTTCGGACCCCGGTAGGCATTGTGTTCCCCGGGGGAGGGTGAATATGGACCCACCATTACCAACTGACGTGATTGATATCGTCTTAGGTTGGTACATACTTTTCTTGGGCATCATAAGAGATATGATAGTGAGAAGAAATAGAACACCAAGAATAACTTTGAGAGTCAAACGGTCGGTATTGTTAAGTTTCATTTATTATCTACTGATATTTTTTTTATAAAGTGCGTTAAAGAAAAAAGATTAGTTTCAATATAGAAAGTAATGGACGGTGAGATCATTCTTAATAGAAATGATAAATCCGTCGTGAAACTTGACGATGACGAGATGGCGATGTTTAACGAAATTCAACTCGACTTTCCCAAACCCCAAGTGATGCGTCGCTCACCCGAAACGATGCAGAATACTAGGCAACCGGTTCCACAACAATATCAGTACGCTGATACTCAGGAGGATATGGACTCATTCGCGAACCCAAATAAAACGAGCGCCCCTTCACCACCACAACCCGAGGATCCCATAGACTATGGTGAATATGAAGATGAACCCCAAATGGGAAACGGGGGTATGGGTTACGAAGGCGGAGGCGACTTTGCATCTGAAGAACCCGAACAACCGTCCCCGGGGTACAAAACGATTGATGAGGAGAAGGCGGATCTCGTGAACAAACTCGGTCGACTAGAAAAGAAGGGATTTACGATTAACAAACGAATGAACGTATACTCCAATATCGACGACTTGCGCACGGAAGTTAAGCGTATCACTTATAGTATTGACGTTGATAAATCACTGAAATTCTCTAAACGTATGTTGATTGCTTGTGTGACTGGTTTAGAATTTATGAACAAGCGATACAACCCCCTCGATGTTCAACTCGAAGGTTGGTCGGAAAACATCATGGAAAATGTTGACGATTACGACGAAGTATTTGAAGAGTTGTACGTGAAGTACCGAACGAAGATGCATGTCGCGCCAGAAATCAAACTGGTAATGATGCTCGGTGGAAGTGCGATGATGTTCCATCTCACGAATAGTATGTTCAAACAAGTGATGCCCAACATGAATGATGTCATGAAACAAAACCCAGACCTGGTACAAAACATGATGAGCGCGGTCCAAACGACTATGGTGAACGGTAAGAACCCTTCTCCACAACAAAACACCAGTGGTAGTGGTGGGCGCCACGAAATGCAGGGGCCCGGGCTAGACATTTCAAGTCTCATGGGAAATATCATGATGCCCCCCAACCCCGCGGTGAGTACGTCGGCTTTCAACCCACCAGCATTCGACGATGACGACGATGATATTTCCGATATCGTATCTGTCCAGGGTGTGGACGCACCTGAAGATGAAAGTGATGTGAAGCAGGTGAAAATTCCCGCGGTGAAAGCTAAACGTGGTGGGCGTAAGAAGAAGGTTGAAATTAATTTGTAAACATAGAATAAATGATAGGGTACAGTCCCATCGATTTTGGTGACGACCCACCACCTTCTACTGATCAGAAGAAGGTGGAGTATAGTGCGTCTAAAAATAAACAGCAAGCACCAGCTATCATGGACGATAACACGGAATGTAATTACGTTGTTATGTTCTTCATAGTAGGTGTGATTGCTCTCGCTGCGATGGACTCGATTAAGAAGTAAGTATTATGAATGTACCGCGTGACAAAACATCACGTGTTACATTTTAGCGTTTCGAATCTACGTAATACCAGGTAACCGCTACACGTTTCGTACCGTTGGTTACCGGATTTCCCTGATGAAGATAGCACCAGTTCGATGGGAATATGATTGCATCTCCCTTTTTCGGTTTAAATGTTTTATGAGTAAACGCTGTTCCACCACCTTCAAAATCATCTGTTAAATATAAAATAACTGATATTTGTCTGTGATACTCGCGTCTCGCCTGTACAGTCCCCTGATCGTGGTGAAATCCGTAATACTGCCCCTCCGTGTATTGAATTATACGTATATCTTCTCGCCACGATGTCGTGTCATTGGCTCCGGGTAATGGGTGATTATTGTAACCTGAATGTATTTGGAGTATTTTTCTTTTATATTCATCGAGAGCTGCATTTATTTTTCCATGTACCATTTTGGTAATATCTTCATTTTCGGGTAGAGTACATTCAATACTCGTTCGACTCGAAACTATTTTTGAATTTTCACCGTTAAAGGTTGTACTTCGTATAAAGGAGAGTTTTTCGTCGGTATACATATTCAAAGCATTTACTTCATCTTCGTTGAGAACTGGAATGATTTGAATAAGATTATCCATGATTATATAGCCTGTACACCCTTTAAGCATTTTCTAAAGCCGATACACGTTTTTCAAGATCAGAGTTTATCATTTTTTCGATATTGAGTTCATTTTTCAACTCTTTGATGGCTTCGACAAGAATACCAGCCATATTACCATACGCTATAGAGTGATATCCATCTTTATCGGTGACAACAGCTTCTGGAAGAACTTTCATGACTTCTTGTGCGATAAGTCCCGTATATTTTACCCGTTTTAGTTTTCCTAAAATGTGCAAAGTATTATGTAGGAATTGATGGCCATATAGGATTGGATGGATCTACGGTACTCGACGGTAAATCGCGAAGTGTCTGACGATATACCTTCCATTCTTCATCATTAGATAATACGATATCCCTACCCTGTGTCCAATCGGTTTCGAGTAATCGCCTATTTCGTTCCCCCCTGAGAACTTTGATAGGAAATTCTATACGAGCTTTATTTATAGCGGCTTCGAATGCATCCCTGTTAGGTTTTTCAGATCCATCGTCGATAATTAACGTATCGTATCCGAATGGGTGGGAACATGACCAATTTTCGGGTGTGTTTTCAGTAAGGGATTCGATAATTTCTTTTATGTTTACACCTATATCTTGCGGGAATGGGTGTTCTTCTTCCATCTGTATTAGTATTATATTTTTGTTCTTTAAGATATTTTATAAATAGAGAACCCAGGTGCACTATTGCCACCTGCATGCAAATTAAAGGCACCTAAAATCATTCTTAACTGGTTGTTAGTATTACAATATACCAATTCGTGTCCCGTAACAACTATATACGGCGACAAGCCGCCGTAATATGGTGGGTTGTTTCCACTATATAAACCCGCCAGTGGTCTTGAAAAATAACGCTGAAATCGTATACCGTTTTTATACATATTAATATACGTAGGCGACGTGGAAGTCTGATTATTCATATCAACTGTCACGTAAAAATCTATTCTATACCAGCCAGTGGATGGACATGTATACACACCGGTTCCTGTATTGTAAAGACCCGGTGTACTATTCGAATCGAGATTCGGTGGTTTCCAATCCCCGTTATACCCCCCCCCTGTAGTATGATACAACCGGACCCAATTAGACGTACCACCCCCAGAACCCCCAGAACCCGCAGGACCCGTAGGACCCGGAGGACCCGTAGGACCCGCAGAACCCGCAGAACCCGCAGGACCCGGAGGACCAGCCACCGTCGAGTTATTACCAGACGGACCCGGAGGACCAGGGGGGCCGTTCGATCCTGCCGGTCCTGCCGGTCCTGTCGGGGCTATTTCAAATACGGAAATTGTGGTCCCGCTATAACTTTCGTTAAATCTAATAGTTCCAGAACCCTGACGCCCACGTGCGCTATACGAATACGTACCTACACTGACAGTGTCTAAAAAGTGCAACGCAACTGATTTGTTGGTGCCAGCTGACGTCCCGGGGTGGACCGTAGTCGGTGTACCTATAGGGTATCCATTCCTATAAATTTGTGCAAACACCCACTCACCTGTATTATTTTGGGGTTGACAATCTGAGGTTACTATAATTAACACGGGATTTCCTGTTGTTGTTATATTGACCGTACCGCTAAATTGAACGGGTACCGTCGTACTATACGTGTCTACCTGGGGTGAGGACGTACTGGTTGCAAAATTGGGTGGACCCCCACCACCACCACCAGATGCACCCGGTCCGGACATCGACCCTCCTATATATAAATCCCCAACTGCCATACCCGCATAATTTGACGTTATAGTTTGAGAATTATTTTCTGGGTTTGTTTCCGTCTGATAAGTAGAAGATTGCCCCTGACCAACTGGACAAAGAAGTCGTAACCACCCATCATTACCGGGTGCAAATGTATACATGTCACCGTCCGACGGTATAGCACTGTTCAAAGCAGTTGCTGCATAGCCTTCACCGACAAAACCAGCCGATGACCCAGCAATTAAACGAAGACCTGCTTGTACTCGCGAATTTGAAGTCCCTGTACGTATAGAGACGAGCTGTCTCGGCTCATTTGCCATGGGGTTACTACTATAATACGTCATACCACGTTGACCACCGAACGGGTTATTCATATCCGTGATAGATACACACGGAGATTCGCGGTATTTGTGATTTCCTTGACTTGATTGTGCGGATTGTATTTGAAATTCGATTTTAGGTGCTTTTATACGTACTCGATCACCGAAAAAATCACGTTTATTCCAATCAGCATCCTGGACAGTGTCACCAAAAGGTGTATGAAGTTCACTATAAAATTTCGAAATCAAAAGTTCGTTATCGTGTTTGTAACCCGTAGCCGATGTCGAACCAGTATATACAGCGTCGTGTGTACCTAACCATCTGGATTCTAGAGTGGTAGCTGCTTCAGTGGTATTTTCACCTTTTCGACCACCAAATTTTATACGTGCGTGATCGACAGAACCACCCGAAGACCCCACCGTCAAATTATCACATTTTACATACCCTTCAAATAAACTATTTCCACGGAACACACTCGTTAACCTATAACGATATATAACTATTAGACCCGTCCCCTTCCCGTTATTGGTTGCAGGTGTTGTATTATTTCCTGCCCCGCTAGTTATACCAAAAGCTTCTGGGTAAGCTGGGTGTGATATCACACAACTAGCACCGTTATGCGCAGCGCTTCTATACCCACTTAAATACCCTTTACCCCCAACAATGTTCGGGATATGTGCTGTCGTACCGAACTCTATCGTATTAGGTCCCACCCCCGAGCCACCTGTCCGTACTATTGGACCAGCTGGGTAAAATGTCGTGCCAGAGAAATCGTACGGGATAATCGAATACGAATTTTCACGACTTCCAACAAATAAACGCGAGCCATCTTCACTCATAGATATATTCCATGAGGCCCACGATCCATTTTGTCTCACGAATGACCACGGTCCACCTAACGAAGGTGTGGTATTATCATCACGACTTGCCATGGGTTCATCGTATGCACTCGAATCTGTATTTAAAACGAAATACCGTGTATCACCGTGCGCTGCCTGAGCAGCATAACTTACATCCTTATACCCCGGGGATCCAGCGGAAACGCGTTTCCCATCGACCGATATAGAAACAGACCTACCAAACCCTGGAAGAGACGAATATATACAATTCCAAGCGGACATGTATGTATACCCATCCGGATTATGCCCTTTTATATCCGACCCAATTTGTGTGACACCTGTACTCCAACTCCCACCGTCTAGAGATTTAAGCACGCGTATATTCCCCACTTGAAAATTGGGAAAAATAAACCCATCTCCCATATCGCCTGCATTTGCACCATAGGGTGATCTATTGTAATGATGAAGAAAACCATTCTGACTATCCGGATACCTGAGCGCTCCAGTGGCGTTGCCATCGACTACGGTACCCGTATTGGGATACTTGTACACCGAGTACGGGTGACCAGCGGAAACGTTACCATCGTTTGGTAACTGTTGCGTATTACACGAATACGATGTTGAACCCGTATAATGTGGTCCGACAGTCGATATTGTATGTTC